TACAAAAACATAAGACAGAATATTTTATAAACAATAATAATTTATTAAAAAAAAAAAAAATATTAAGTAAAATATTGAAAATAGAAGAAGATTTAAATAGAATAAAAAAATATATTAATCTGGATAAGAGAATAGATATTGATGAAAATAAAACATCTAATCAAAAAGAAACAAATCGAGAAATAAAAAAAAAATTAAGAAACAATATAAGAACACTAGAAAGTGAAATAATAAATAAAATGCGAAAAAATGCTGGATACAGTATAAAAAATTCTAATGATCAAAAAACCATAATAGATATAGATGATTTAAAAGAAGATTTTTTGAAAGATAAATGTAAGATAATTAATGGAATAAATCCTATTTGTCCTAAAGGATATGTAGATTTACGTTTAAAAAAATCTAAAGATAATCAAAAGATATTTAACAAAGATAAAAATAAAAAAAAAAATATAAAAGATAGTATTAAATGTTGTCCTAAAGGTTTTAAAATTAAATTAAGTGGAACAGAGGTGATTAAAGGCACACCAGAGTATTTAAATAAATTTTCAAGTAAAGCAACACTGGATGATAAAAAAGAATGGGATAATTTTAAAAAAAAAATTGATATGCCAGATGGTTTTTTTCTTTAAGTATGTTCAAAAATATTAAATTTTTTATTTTTATTTAAAAATAAATTTATGTTAATTTGAATATATTATGGGTAAAAATACAGCAATAGGGATTGATTTAGGAACAACATATAGTTGTGTATCTGTCTGGAAACATGGAACGGCTGAGATAATAGCAAATGACCAAGGTAATAGAACAACACCATCATATGTTGCTTTTACTGAAAGTGGAGAACGTTTAATAGGAGATGCGGCAAAAAATCAAGTAAATAATAATCCAATAAATACTGTATGTGATGCTAAAAGATTTATAGGAAAAAAGTATGATGATGAAACAGTATCAAGAGATATTAAATTATTACCTTTTAAGATCAAAGAAGGAACCGACAAAAAAATTACAATAGAAGTAGAATCTAATAATGAAGCAAAAACATTTCATCCTGAAGAAATTTCAGCAATGATTCTAGGAAAAATGAAAGAAATAGCAAGTAATTTTTTGGGATATGAAGCTAAAGATGCTGTTGTGACTGTTCCTGCATATTTTAATGATTCTCAACGTCAAGCAACAAAAGATGCAGCTATTATAGCAGGTTTAAATTGTTTAAGAATAATTAATGAACCTACTGCAGCGGCATTAGCTTATGGTTTAGATAAAAAAATAAATGGAGAACAAAATATTCTTATATTTGATTTAGGTGGTGGAACATTTGATGTATCTTTATTAACGATTGATGAAGGTATATTTGAAGTCAAAGCAACGGCTGGTGATACACATCTTGGTGGAGAAGATTTTGATAATAATTTAGTTCAACACTTTATTGAAGAATTTAAAAGAAAACATAAATGTGATATTATTGGAAATGCAAGAGCAATAAGACGACTTAAAACAGCCGCAGAAAGAGCAAAACGCACTTTATCTTCATCGGCCAAAACAACTATAGAAATAGATTCTTTATTTAATGGTATAGATTTTAATACAAATATAACACGCGCAAGATTTGAAGATTTATGTGGTTCAATGTTTCGAAAATGCTTAGAACCTGTTGAAAAAGTTTTAAGGGATTCAAAAATGTCTAAATCTGATGTTCATGAAGTAGTATTAGTTGGAGGTTCTACAAGAATTCCAAAAATTCAAGAACTTATTTCTGGATTTTTTAATGGAAAAGAACTATGTAAAGGAATAAATCCTGATGAAGCGGTTGCATATGGAGCAGCTATTCAAGCAGCTGTTTTATCTGGAGAACAAGATGATAAATTAGGAGATATACTTTTATTAGATGTAGCACCTTTATCTTTAGGTATTGAAACTGCTGGAGGAGTAATGACAAAACTAATTCCTAGAAATACAACTATTCCTACAAAAAAAACTGATACATTTTCAACATATTCTGATAATCAACCAGGTGTAAATATACAAGTTTTTGAAGGAGAAAGAACAATGAGTAAAGATAATAATTTATTAGGTAATTTTCAATTATCGGGTATTCCACCTGCTCCAAGAGGTGTTCCACAAATTGAAGTCACTTTTGATGTAGATGCAAATGGTATATTAAATGTATCAGCGTCTGATAAAGCATCAGGTAAGGTTGAGTCTATTACAATTCAAAATGATAAAGGTAGACTTAATAAAAATGATATTGAAAAAATGGTTGCAGAAGCTGAAAAATATAAAGCAGAGGATGAAAAAGAAAAATTAAGAATCGAAGCAAGAAATCGTTTAGAAAATTATGCTTTTCAAACAAAAAGTTCAATTGAACAAAAAGATATTAAAGAAAAACTATCAGAAGAAGATTTAAAAAAATTAGAATCTTCGATATCTGATTGCTTATCATGGTTAGATAAAAATGATAATGTTTCTACAGAAGAAATTGAAAATAAAGAAAAAGAATTTCAATCATTAGTTTCTCCAATTATGGCTAAATTATATCAAGGACAAGAAGGTGGAATGCCTGGTGGAATGCCGGATGGAATGCCTGGTGGAATGCCTGGCGGAATGCCTGGTGGAATGCCAGGTGAAATGCCAGGTGGAATGCCTGGTGAAATGCCAGGTGGAATGTCTGGTGAAATGCCAGGTGAAATACCAAGTGAACCAGTAATAGAAGAAGTAGATTAAATTATTAACTATAATAATAATATTTTATAAATCCAAATTTGGACAAAATTATATCAAAATAAAAAATAATATTTTATTAATAATATTTTTTATTTTTTTTGAGAAGGTAATGTATTCATAGTATGTTCTTGACTAATTGTCAATAATTTAGTAATTTTATTTATTCTTATATTAATTTTATCAATTAAAACATCAATTTTAGAACAAACAGAAATATCACTTCCATATGTAAGTTTTAAATTTTGTAATCCTTTAATAGAATTAGTTAATTCTATTGAAAATGTTTGTAATCGAGCAGAATTTTCATTTTGAAAAAATGTTTGTGGCATAATTCTTTTAGAATAATAATTATCATTATTATTTGTAGTATTTCCTTCTAATTCATTTGTATAAATCTCATCTATAAGTGAAAAAGAAGTTTCAATTATATTTTCTATTTCATTCATAGAATCAGACCTTGAATCAGAATTCCACCATCTATATGCTCCTTGAATATAAGTAGGAGGATCTATTACTAAAATATTATTAGTTTTAGTTAATTTTTCATTGGGTTTAATACTTGATAATATTTTTAAATTTGTTAAAATATTTTCAGTTGAATTAAATGTAATTTGATTTTTAGTATTATCTTTTTTTTCTTTAAATTTCGAATCCATAAATAATATAAATAAAGATATTTGTCTTTATATTATTTTTATAAAAAAATAATAAATTAATTTTTTAAGGATAAAATTAATATTAAAAATAGAATAAACTAACTAATATTTATTAAATTATATTATAATGATTTAAAAAAAATATTAATTAACCTACTAATAAAAAATTACTTAAAAATATATTAACTATAAAAGCTATAGAAATGAACACACAAGATATTCACAAAATAAAATCAGAAGATGATGAACATTCAGACGAATCAGAGGTTAAAGTTCTTCTACAAAGTTTGTTAGATGATTCTGCACAACTTCATACCATGTATAAAACATGGAATCTTACATTACGAAGATTAGCAAAAGAAATGGAAAGAGAACAAAAAAAACTAGTCAAAACTAAACCTAAACGACACGTAAAACAGAGACCTCAATTGGTTACCGATGATATGCAAAAATTTATGAAACAACATGGTGGAGAACTAGGTGAAGGAATTGAACATGGAACATCATATACCCGACAAATAATGATGAAAGCAGTATCGAGATATATTAAAGATAAAAATCTTCAAAATCCAGAAAATAAAAAACAATGGAAATCTGATAAATTTTTAAAACCTTTATTTACTCTAGAAAAAGATTGGTATACTTTTATGCAAATAAATGGATTATTGTCAAGAGTAGTTGTAAATAATTCAAATTAAAAATTATTACTAAATATTTAAACAAAAGTAATTATTTCATTTAATATTATAAATATGAAAAAACTACTTAATTAAATTATATCATATTTAACAATAACACTTTTCGGAAATAAAATTAGTTTATGTTTGTTTAATTTTTTATAACATTTTGATATAGTAACTTCCGATATTTTACAAGCAATAGATACTTGTTTTTTAGTAATATTTTGATTACATAATGATGCAACCAAAAATATAGATCCAGCTGCAACAGAAGGAGCGGTATTATCTTCTACTAAATTATTAAATGAACCTATTGCCTTCACAGCTACAAATTCAGATATATATTTTAGATCAGTAGATAATTGTAAATTAGAACAAAATCTATCTATATAATCTAATGGATTTGTTGTTCGTAATTTTATTTTATTATTTATTTCTAAACTTAGTCTCCATATTTCTTTAAATCTTTTACATCCTTTTGTCATATCTTGTAAAGCAATATCAAACATATCTGCTATTTCTTTTGCTGAACGTGGCACTTTTTCTTTTTTACAAGCCATATATATACAAGCAGCTATTAATCCTTCACGATTTGATCCTCTTGAAATACTAGTCTCACTTATGATTTTATAAAAAGTTTTTGCATCTTCTATAATAATAGTAGGAAGACCTCCAGATTTAGCTTTATTTGATATTTTATTAAAAACTTTCCATTGACTTCTTTCTTTATATGGCATTGCATTCCAAGAATTATATTGAACCATTTTTTTAAAATTATTACTATCATATGTTCTATATCCAATCAAAGAACCCAATGAAGATTCCGGTAATAATGCATTAGTAGGCATACCTACTCTTTCAGGATTAGAACCCTTATTATCTGCATCTCCATAATATCTATATTCAGCATCTTCTGTTAATCTCTTTTGTTGATATACGCCACATAAACCACAAAAATAACATCCTGCATCATATAATAAAGTATTTGTTTTACAATATTTACAAAAATCAGAACTTATGGAACTATCTAATTGTTCTTGTTCAAGTAAATTTTTATTTTCTAAATAATCATTTTTATTATCTATATCTATTTTAATATTCTTAAAAATATTCCATAAATTTTCTTCTATGCTCATTTTAATTTGATTAAAAATACTCTTTAAATATTTTACTTTAAATCAAATTTATTTATATTTAAATTTAATTAGTCATAGCTAAAATCTTATTTAAGTAAAAAAAACATTTAAATCTGCTCTATTATCATATGTATTTTTTTCATTTTTTATTTTATTTTCTAATGAAAGAACTTCACGATTTTGATTAATAGATCCTTCAATTCTATTTTTTTTTAAATCTATATAGTATATTTCAGGAACTAATTCTATGTCTAAAATATATTTATAGGGAATCGTTATATATCCAGATACACCAAAAGTCTTTCCATATGCCATTTTTACTATAAAAGACTCTCTATTATCAGAGTATCCAACTATAATTCCACTTATAGAACCTATTTTTGTATCACAATTTAAATCAGGTACCCACATTTTATCAATTATATTATTTAAATCGTAATATAAAACTAAACTAATTAATAAAGGTTTTTCATCTTGTAAATATTGTTTTAATAAATCTAAATTATTATCAATTCTAAATACTTCCATAAATTTAAATGATTCTGCCATCTTATAAATATTATTAGAAGGTCTATTATTAAGATTTTCTATAGTATATTCATAATCTATTTCAGAACAAAATCCAAATTTTTCTATAGATTTAAATATAATTTCAAAAGATAATAAAGAATTAATGTCTGGATAAAATAAACAATTATGATAAATAAATAATATTGACGGTGGAAACAATGGTAATTTATTTTTGTTTAATTGATAGTTTAATATTGAACATACAGATGCAATAGGATGTAAAGGTATATCCTTTATATCTAAAACTGGTGGACAAATACTTCTTAAATCTATGTATTGTTTTTCTTTATCATAATTGTAATTTAAATATTTTGAAACATTATTAATATTAACTTTATTATATTCTTTTAAAGGAAATGATGGTATTAAATTATATTTTTTATTAAATATAAAATTTGAATTTCCACAAAAACTTGTTTTACTTTCAGACCCTCCCATTATAAATTAATATATAAATAATTGTTCTTAAATCATTTTAATTATTTTAAGAAGATATTTTATATGTTTTATCATCTATAATTTTTAATAAATTTATTAAAATTATATTTTTATTTTCCTTATCATAATCTATTTTAAATTTTTTATTAGTAAAAACATTTTCATTTATATCTTCTATTAATTTATGTTTTAAATTTTTTTTTAATTTATTATTTTCTATTAAATTATCTACATATTCTGTTATTTTTTTTTTTTTCTGATATTTATCTAATTTATTCCAAGGTTTTTTATAGTCATTTTCTTCAATTAAACTTTCTAACATATCATTACATTCTATTATATTATAATCTTTTTTTGTATTAAAACTATCTGAATTTTTTTTTATACATCTTTTATATGTTAAATAATTCTGTTTCCTATTAAATTGTTCTAATGCATATGTATTTCCAGTTATTACCTTTTTTTTTTTTATATCATCAGATATTTCATTTAGATTATTATCTGAATTATTATTTAGTGAATTTATTTCTAGTAATATTTTGTCAATATCATTTTTAAATTCTAGTTTCATATTATAAAAGTATTTTTTATCCCTTTAAATATAAATACTTATCAAATTTTTAAATAAATTACTTACACTTAATTAGATACTACATAAAGTTAACTAAATCTTATTCATTTAGTATAAAATTGTTTAAAAAAAACTAAAATGAATAATTATATAGATGATATTAAATTATGTGTAAATGATTTAATTAAATATTATAAAATTAATTCTAAAATAAAAATATATGTTGATGAGATAGGAATTTATGTATTCGAAATTTTACAAGAAGTATACAATAAAGATACTATAAATAAATATATATATCCTGAAATTTTAGAACAAATAATTTGTAAAGAATTTCCATATTTAAATAATAATTTTAAATTTAATGATTATTATAATAATTCAAATAATAAATTAAGAGTTAAAATTTTACTAAAAAAACCTCAATCATCTCAAAAAAGTGATTTATGGCATCAACAACGTAAAAATTCTATAGGAGCAAGTGAATTAGCCAGTGTTTTTAATAAAAATCCTTTTTGTTCATATAATAAATATTTATTAAAAAAATCCGGATATGAAACTATTACTAATAATAATATTAATATTCACTGTTTACATGGTATAAAATATGAAGAAATTGCTCAGAAAATATATTGCAATAGAAATAAAGTAAAATTATATGAATTTGGTTCAATCGAACATGAAAAATATAAGTGGATAAGAGCCTCACCAGATGGTATATCTGATAAAGGTATTATGCTAGAAATAAAAGTTCCTCTTGTAAGAAAAATTTATGGAATACCCCCTATATATTATTGGTATCAAATACAACACCAACTTAATGTTTGCAATTTAAATAAATGTGATTTTCTTGAATGTAAAATAGAAGAATATAAATCTTGGCATGAATATAAACAAGATTTTAATAATAATTTAGAAAAAGGTATTATTATAGAATATGTAAACAAAAATGAATTAGATCCTTGGAAAAAAATATCTTGGATTTATCCCAAAAATATAAAAATGTCTTTAGAAGATACATATATATGGATATCAAAAATAAAATATGAATTAAGTCAAGATAAAAATAAACAATTTTCTAGAATAATTCCTTGGAAATTAATACAATATTCTTGCTTTAGAGTATATCGAAATTATGATTGGTGGAATAATAATTTCAAAATTATAGAAAATTTTTGGAATCTAGTTTTAAAATATAGAAAAAATGGATATAATGAATTAATTCCAAAAAAAAGAATAAAAAAAATAAAAAAAAAAATTGATAATTTTGAAAACTATCAATTTCTATCTGATTCTGAATAAATATATTTAAGTATATTTAAGTATTATTAACATATAGCCACGTATTTTTATTTAAAAATTAAATCGACGTATAAATTAATCTTATGGATGTGCTTAAAGAACTTAGTAAAAATTATAATATAATTAAAAAAATAGGAAATGGTTCATTTGGACAAGTATATAAAGCAATTTGTAAAGATGATAACGAACTTGTCGCTATTAAAATTGAAAATAATTCAAATATATGTAGATTAGAATTAGAAATGAAATTATACAATGAATTATTAAATGATAAAGGTGTTCCTAAAATTAAATGGTTTGGTAAAATATATGATAAATATGTATTAATTATGGATTATTTAGGTCCAAATTTAGATGATTTATTTGATTTTTGTAAACGTAAATTTAATATTAAAACTGTTATTATGATAGCATTACAAATTTTGAATAGAATCGAATTTGTTCATAAAAATAATATCATTCATAGAGATATTAAACCTGATAATTTTTTAATTGGAACTGCTAAAAACAAAAATATTATTTATATAATTGATTTTGGTTTGTCTAAAAAATTTTGTATTAATAATGATAACCATATTGAATATAAAAAAGGACGTAATTTTACAGGTTCATTCAGATATTCTAGTATTAGAAATCATAAAGGCATCGAACAAAGTAGAAGAGATGATTTAGAATCAATTGGTTATATGTTAATTTATTTTTTAAATGGTAATCTTCCTTGGCAAGGACAAAAGGGATCTACTAAAAGCAAAAGATCAAAAAATATTTTCAATATTAAAAGAAATACATCTTTAGAAACATTATGTGAAAATCTTCCTGAAGAATTTTTCAAATATATGAAATATTCCAGATTACTACGATTTAAAGAAAATCCTGACTATACTTATCTTAAAAATTTATTTATCGATTTATCAAAAAAAAATAATATTATATTAGATGATATTTACGATTGGAATATCATAGCTAAAGAAAAAAAAAAAATTAGAATAAATGAAAATATTAAAAATAATAATAATAGTGAAAAAAATCAAATTCAAAACATTTAAAATTATTTTTTAATATATATAAATTATTAAAATTATCATTCATATTCAATTAATTCAATTATAATAAAAATTATAATAAATCCAATTTATTATATTCTTTATTTCTACTACATTTAATTAATACAAATACATGAATTTTTTTTTGTGCTTAATAACATTTTATAATTAAAAATTATATTTTTAGAAAATGAATATACTCCATATATTGCAAAAAAATTTATACTTATATTATATATTATATTTAATTTATCACTTGGTTTGTAAACATTATTGATCATATTCTAAAATCATTTTAAATATATCTTTAAATGATTTATTTTTTTTTCCAAATTAGACTTTTTAAATTACTTCCTATATTATAAGTTAATATTGATGTAGCATCCCAAGCTTGTAATGCTGATTCATATATAGTATCAGAATTATCACTATGGGAATTCGATAAAGAATTAGAATTTTTACATTTTTTATGAAAATAATCTATTATATTTCCCGCATAACAATTTGAATTTGCATCTATCTTATATCTAAATTGAAATTCTGCATCCTCATAACTTTCCCATGGCATAAATCTTTCTATTATTTGTGTTTTCACATACTCATTACTAAATGAATTATTTGTAATTTTAGGATTTAATGTATATAATAAAGATAGTTGAACATATATTATTGAAGTATGTCTTCTTAAACAATTATAAGATTTCGCACAATAATCTTTAAAATCACCATAATATTTACTATGAATTCCTCCCATTGCATCTATCATTTCTGATGTTATTCTAAATTCTGGTGCTAATAATTTTGGGTCTTTTCCCAGTATATACCCAAAATCTATATTAAATATATGAGCTTTATTTGTTATCATTATATTATCTAAATGTCTATCTCCTATTCCTAATAAATAAGATATTACACAATATGCTGCACAACTTTTGGTAAAATTTTCTCTTAATTCTTCTGCTGTAATTTGTGGATTTTGTTCCATTATAAAATTTTGTATACTGAAACTATATTCTTCCTTAATTCTATATAATGTAAATGAATTATTTACAAATTCTACATATCCATATTCATTTCCTATTGGTAATATATTATATGTAGTTATATTTAAATCTAAATCTTCGTCTTTTTTTAGAAAATAATCCATTAACTTAATTATATTCATTATTATATATTCTTTTCTAATATCTTCTTTTTTTATCATAATATTAAATGTTTGTGTTTTTCCTTCTTCATTATAAATACAAGGTAATATTATTGGCTTTGTTTTAGAATCTATTATTTTTATTTTATTAGTTTGAATTCCAATAATCTTTTTATTTATATCTAATGGTAAACAAAATTCTCCTTTTTTGGAATATTTATTATTTTCTAAATGCTTACTTATATCTTCTTTTATATTTTCAGAACCCCTTATTATTTCTAATATATTATTTGTGAAATCATATCCATTTAAAAATAAATTATAAGTTTCTTCATCTAAACTACTTACTAAAATTTTTCTTATATTTTTATATAATAATTCATATTCTAAATCTTTTGTTGATTGAGTTAATTCCCAAAATAATATATTACAAAAACTTTTACTATTTTTAGATCGTTCTAATAAAAAATTTTTAAATAATTTAATTATAGATACATATTTATCATAATATCTTAATTGATAAACTAATATCGGAATATAACATATTAATTCTAAATCACATGATGTATTTAATCTTGTTATTAAATATTTTATTATTTCTATATCATTGATTTTTTTATAAAAACATATTATTACATCTTCTGGTTGTATCTCTTTATAACAATTTCTTGAACAAGATAATGACCAACAACTACTATATTTTTTTTTTTTTATTAAATCTAATAATTCATTCGTATTAATACTTCCTATCTCTTTTATCATTATTAATTGTGTTAGCCATTTTGAATGTTCTGTAAAATAATTTTTATTATTTATTAAAATATTAATATCTTTTTTACTATAATTATAATCTGGTAAATAATATTGCATTTCACGTAAAGAAGCAAAATAATAATTTGCTATTTTATTCCAAGATTTACATACTAAATTTATTTTGAGATAATCTACTATGTTTAATGATAATAAATTAAATATTTCCATTGTTGATAATAAATGTTTTAGTTCTATTATCTTTAAAAAACATATTTCACAAGTTCTTTCTATTGAATTATTATTAAAATAATTTATATATGTATTTAAACTCCAATAAATATTTTTCTTTGAAACATTATTTATAAAATTTGGTATTTCTATCCAATTATTTGAACATTTTGAACAAAATATCTTTCCACAATTTCTACAATGATGTTTTCTATTTATTAATGTAAAATCACATTTACAATTATAACATCTTAATACAGATGAATCTGATATCCATTTATAAACTATTCTATGTTCGTTCTCAAATAGTGTTTTCAATGGTAAAGTTTTATTACGTGATATATTGTTTTTATCTACATACATTGATATAGATACATTTTTATAATTATTAAAAGTATTACTTGTTTTTGACATTATTTCATAAATATAATTTCTATTTAAATACTTTTTTTTTTTTTTTACTATCTTTTATTATAATCAATTTCAAATTTTGAATTTATCTCTATTTCTGTTTATAAAAAATCACTTTATATTTTTTCTATATATGTTCATTTCAATATAAATATAACATATTGTTTATAATACCTTATTTCTATTAGCTAATATCACATAAAATTTTAAATATAAATATTAAATAATTATATATATTTATATTGCCTATCTTGTAATATATGTCTATTATTAAAATAACATCATAATCATCAAATGTAGTATTTTCTTATTATATTTATTAATTGTCTTTTAAATCTATCTCTTTTAATTCATATGCCCAATGTTGTAAAGTCTGTCTTATTCTTGGACTTACATTATAGTCATCATATCTAGTATTTTCTTTTTTTATCATATTTATTAATCGTTTTCTAAATCTACTTTTAGGTCCTGCTGTTTTTATCCATCTTTTTATTTGCCTTAAATCATCCTCGCATCTGTAATTATTATAAAAATCACAATACCATTGCACCCAACCATAAGGATGATATTCAGTTATCCAATTATTATCTTCCCATTCTTTTAAACTTGAACCACTAAATTCTTTATATTTATTTATATTTTTATTATATATTTTCATACTTAATTTATTTTCTGGAATATCAGAAAATTCTGAATATTCTAAGTGTTTATTTTTGTATTTTTTTTTTGTAATGCTTGAAAAAATTGGTCTCCAATAAGTTCCTCCAAAACTACCTAAATCAAATATTTCTTTTGGTGTTAAATTTGGTCTAAATTGTGGATAATTTTTAAATTCAATCTCACCAAAATTATTTCTTTTTTTCATTTATTATAAATAATTATTAAATATAAATTTTAATATTATATAAAAAATATATTAGTAGGTATATTACTTAAATAATATTTGTTTTAAAGTATATAAATATAAATTTCTATAAAATTTTATACTACTTTAATTTTCATATTTATTATTAAATTTGCTAATAATACCCTCAAACTTATGTTTAATAATTCATTTTCATAAATTAATCATTAATTTAAATAAAAAAAAAAAATTTATTAGAATTCATAAATTTTAATTGATAATTGACCTTCATACACTTGATATATATATATATATATATATCTCCTATTTTATCATCCTCAAATAAAAACTGTATTTAATTAAAATCTAGTATAATATTTTATATAAAATATTTTTCTTAAATATTATTATGTATAATAGTATTCCTAAACAATTTGAAATTTATGATAATAGAAAATCTAAAGATTTTGATAAAAAAACATTTAATGGATATAAAAAAAGTGATATTTTTAAAGAACTTTTAAAGAATATATTATCTGGAAATATTGAAAAATCTATATTATGGGTCACAGAATTACATTGTTCTGGATATACAAATATAATCTATCATAAATTATTTAATTTATTTACCAAAGAAATAAACAAAGCTAATTTAACTATTATTAATCTATTTATTAATGATTTTACATTAATAAAAAAAAAAAACGAATTTTATGATAACTACATTGATCTAAGAAATGATCAATGTATTAGAAATCATATAACTAATATTGTATGTATATTAACATTTTCACCAAAATCTAAATTAGAAAAATTACCTAATATAAATTCTGAAGATTTTAATATGGTAAACAATGTTAAAAGAATTATAAGTAAAAATCTTAATGATATTCAAATATTTATTAAAAAAAATGATCCTAAAAATTTAATTATACCTTTATCTGAAATTTTATTAAATTTAAAAAAAACAGGTATTTCAAAATCTATAGAAAATTTATTATTCTGGCTTAATTGGATTATTGTTTATGAAAAAAATTATCATAATGGATATATAAAATGTCATACTAGAAATATAGATAATGTAGAGCCTAAATTTTTAAATGATTTTTCATGGATTATATGGGAAATTCTTTTAAAAGTATCTAATAGTATATATATTTATAAATTATATAATCTTTATAAATTAAATTTTACTAAATCAAAAAAAAAAACAAAAATTGATCTAATTATTATTGCTTTTGATATAATTATAAATCCATTTCCATATATAGATTTTGATAAAAATATTCTTAATTATACACAAAATTTAATTAGAAACAAGATTATTGCTAATATTAATTATCAATATTATGATATTAATTTTAATAATTCACCTAATATATTAGAAAAAAAATTAAATCAATTTCCTATTATAAATAACAAATTAACTATTCAAAACCCTATATTTTCTAAAACATCATTTGTGCAAGAAAAAAATACTATAGAATATTTAGACAAATTTGGTAATCAATCAAAAAAAACTACTAATTTTAATAAATTTAATGATAATATTGAAAAAATTAATATTATTGATAATACTTCTATAGAAAAATTAAGTAATTCTCCTGATTCTAATATTAATTTAGAAGATTATATAATAGAAAAAAAAAATCAAACAAATAAAATACCAAAATGTAAAAATGATATTAATCATAAATTTTCTCTTAAAAATACAATTAAAAAAATTGATAAACAATTATTATGAATAAAACTATTATACTTTTTTAAACAAAATGTTAGGATTTTGTTTTTTTTTTTTTTTAATAAAAAATATTTTATATATTTATGATATTATTTATTATAATATTGATCTTTATATTTAAATATTTATTTTTAAAAACAAATAAAAAACATAAATTTTGGGATAAACAACCTGTTTCTAGAAAATATATTAATAATGAAGGTATAATTTCTACAAATCCTATATTTAATATAATTCTTAAAAATAATATGTTTTTTAAAGATATTGATATTACTTTATCAAAAAATCTTTTATTAATTTATAATTTTATAAATAATAATTATAATGAATCTTATATATATTCTATAAATTTTTTAAAAGAAACATTATTATATTTAGATAATAATGAATCTAATAACATAGGTTTATTTAATGAAAATAATGAAATTATTGGATTTATTCATTGTAAACCTATAAATTTATTTATTAAATCTAAAATTCAAAAATTTTATTACACTGACTTTCTTTGTGTGCATAAATTATACCGTAATAATAATTTAGCAGTTATTCTTATTTCAAAACTAATTACATTACATAATAGATATCAACCTTTTATCTTTAAAAAAGATATTAAAATGCTACCATTTAACTATATTAATAAATCTTCTTATTACTATTATCAAATTACTAATAATAAATTTATACATATCAAAAATAATATTATATTCGCTAATAAACACAATATATTAGATGTTTATAATTTTATTAATAAAATTTGTAAAAATAAAAAAATTTATCAATATTTAACTTTTAATGAATTCAAAAAATTATATATTAATAGTTCAAAAAAAATTATTATAGAATATGATATTAACAATGAAATAATAGGAATAATAACATTTGTAAATTTTTATATGCGCTCTAATAAAACAAATTTTTTTGAAAATTATTTATCTATAAAAAAAAAATATAAATTGGAAACTAGTTTTTTTCATACTATAGATATTGAGAACATATATATTTATAATAATAAAAATTATGAATTATTTTATTTTTTAATAAATTATTCAATAAAAAATAATATTAAAATTATTTCATGTATTGATCAATCTCTTTCTTATTATTTTATTAATCAAAATAATATGAAAAAATCTATGAATATTTATTTTCATGCTTACAATTATCACATAAACAATATCATTGACAAAAATGATATTATATTTAATTTTTTATAATTATACTTAAAGTTTAATTTTAAATTATACTAAATGTACTTGGTTTATATTATAGTTTGTGATAATTTATCATATATAGGTATGACTAATAATTTTTTTAATAGATGGTTACAGCATAATGGAATTATTTCGGGAGGAGCTAAATATACTAGAAAAAAATCAAATTGGTATCCAATATGTATTATTGATGGATTTAAAAATAAATCTGAAGCAATGCAATGTGAATGGAAATTAAAAAATAAATATTATTATACTACAATTTATCCATTTAAAAAATTTAAATTAGTTTTAAATCATAGTAAGAGAATTGAATATCTTAATGAATTATTAAAACAAAAAAAATGGACTTCTAAATCTCCTGATATTCAAACTCAAAATTTAACTATATATATTGATAAAGAATTTGAAAATATAATTAATTCTGTAAATACTCAAGAATTATATTGGAAATAATAAATTATTATATTATATTATGAAATTAATTAATAATAAACAATTTGTTTATTTTGTTATTAGTATTATTACTTTATTATTATATTTATTTATATATTTTATATTATCTCGTTATACTAAATATAAAATTGATTTATTATATATTTTTATTTTATATATAATTACAACAATTATATTAATTAAATTATATATTAAAATTTTAAATCAAAAAAAAAATACTGCTTTAATTCCATATCCTTTAAATTCTACAAAAAAATATATTATAAATAGAAAATATCTTCCTATATCTAGTAAAAATGGTAATCATTATACACTTTCTATTTGGATATGGTTACAAGAAATCGATTATAATAATAATAAACAAAAATGGAAACATATATTACATATTGGAGATTCTAAAGCTACTAAGTGTCAACCATCTATTTGGTTAGATCCTAATATTAATAAATTAGTAATATTTTTTGATACAATTGATAAAAAATATATTTATGATCCTATTATTGAAAATAAAATGTATAAATCTTATAACGAAACTCTACGTAAAAGTGATTCTTTTGAAGTTTTTAATTATAAAAGATTAAGTGATTTAAAAGAAGATTGCAATAATAATATTAATTGTAAAAGCATATCTCTTGAATGTAAAAATAATTCAAATAATAGTATATGTAAATATGGTATTTTAAGCTTAAAAAATCATCATGATAAAAACTTTTTTACGTTAAATAATCAACAAATTGAAAAATCAAAAAATGACAAAATGAATTATATTGGAACTATTAATAAAAATGAATCTCATACATCTACCAATCCTAACAAAAATTTAAAGATTTTTGAAGAAGATTTTAAAAAAGGAATTATAGAAAACATACCTATAGGTCGTTGGTTTCATTTAGCTTTAGTTGTTGAAAATCAATCCGCAATTATATATATAGATGGCAAGTTGAAACAGACTATTGTTTTTCAATCACCTATTCGCATGAATGATGGTCATATTTATCTTACAAATGATGGTGGTTATAAAGGTTTATTATCACAATTAAAATATTATAATAATCCATTATTTTATAAAGAAATTAATAAAATATATAATCAAGGTCCTAAACCATGGACATTTCCATTAAATGAAGTAAATTATAAAAATAATAAGAATTAACATTTAATATATAAATTATTATTTTTTAAACATTTTACATATACCTTTAATTCCAGCTTTTACATAATCATGATGATGATACCTATTTTGTAATATAATCCCTATATCTCTCCATCCAGGGTACATATGATCACAATAAAATTCTGATTTATTGGGAATATTTATTATTATATTTTCAAATAATACTTGTCTTATTGGATATAAATTTTTTTTTTTTCCAATATCAAAATATTTTGAATTATTTTCATAGGCTATATTTGGATATGGGGATAAAAATAAATCTACTATATTTTTATTCGCATTTTTCTGACCCAATTGAATATAATGATCTACATCTATTTTTCGTATAAACATATTGGTTTTTTTTAGATAAGGATTTAATTTATTTATTAAACTTTCTTTATCTTTTCTATTTACTTTTGGTAGAAATAAATCAATATCATCATCCCAAGGAATAAACCCTCTATGACGTAATGCTCCTAAAAGTGTCCCCCCTTCGGCAACATATTCTATATTTAAATAATTTAAAATTTTTATAATTTCTTTTAATCCTTTTAATCTTTGATTATAATTATATTGTAATAATAAATTCTTTTTACTACAATTTATAGAATACCATTTATCATATATATGATTTACCTTTTCTTTGTTCTTTTTTTTATATTTTATATGTAAAAAATTTTCAAAAAATAATATAGATTTTTGGTTTATATTGCTATTACTTATTATTTTTAATAGAAATAGTATCAGAATTATATTCATAAGAATTAATTTCATTAATATATATAATTAAATAATTATATAATTTGATTTATAATTAAAATTTAATATAATAATATAAATGACAAAACAACCAGAAAATATATTATATATTCCTGAAGCAATTACATCAGAATTAGAAAAAGAAGCACTCTTGTATTGTAATAATATTACTAATTACAAACCTATCTCTGGTAAACGTTTTAAAGGAATTAAAAATATGCGAACGGGTTTTGGTCGTAATCATCAAGAAAAAATACCTAATGTATTTAATGATATAATAACTCAAGCACTTACTACATTAAAAACAAAAAATCTAGAATTATTTAGTAATCATACTGAATTCAGTAATTTTCATCCTGAAACACTTGTTCTAAATAAATATGATATAGGCGATAAATGTGGTGCACATCATGATCCTCCTCGAGCAGAACCTTTAGTAATAGGTATTACTATAGGTAATAGTAGAAAAATGCGGTGGAGAAAAGATACCAATATACTTACTAAATATGATATTGTCACAGAACCTAGATCATTATATGCATTTTGGGGTGATGCTTTCAATTCTTGGACACACGAATCAGTAGCTTCAAAAAAACAAAAAGGTGTAGTATATTCATTATCTTTCAGAAAAAAAAGATTTTAAAACTAAATTTTAAAATAAATATAAAATATAGATACAGATTTTCTAATTTATAATTCTGGTATGAATATTTATTGTATATTAAATTAAGTTAAAACCAATAAAAAAAACACTGGCTATTTCTTATAAAAATTTTTTATATGAAATATCTATAAACTGACTTTGTAAATTCTTCTTATTATTACTCTATTAGTTAATATATATAAATCTTGAAGTAAAATTTATAATAATTATTTATTAAATATTTTAAATTTGACTTATTTTATTTACATATCTGTTTTATAAAATAATATGAAAATATTTATCAAACCCGTTGGATTAACTATAAATGATTTTAAATATAAATTAATTAAAGAAGGTAGATTATCTGAAAAAAGTTGTTGTTGTGGTCGGTTAGATCCACAAGCAAGAGGTGCAGAATTATTTTTAGAAAATGAAGGACTTAAAGATTTTGACAAATATACATATAATACAGATAAAGAATATGAGGCAGAAATTATAATAGGAATGTCTACAGATACAGATGATATTATGGGTATATTAGATAACAAATATAATTTTCCATTAACTGAAATAGAAAAAAATAATATAATATCTAAAATTACAGATGAACTTAATGATTTAAATATTAATAGACAATTTAATCAAAAATTTCATCCATATTCATCATTTATGTTAAGAAAAAATGGAGAGAGAAAACCTTTATGGAAATGGAAAAAACTGAATAAGTTAGAGGATAAAGATATTCCATCTAAAAAGATTTACTTACATTTTATTAATATTTTAGAATTAAAAACATATAAATATTCAGATATATTACAAGAATTTATAAAAAGAATTAATTTAACTGATAAAAAACATAAATTTAGGCAGCAAGAGATTGTAGAACAATGGCGTGATTTAGAAAATTTAAAAATAATTGATAATATTTATTCTATTAAATTTCAAATTAAAGTTAGTTCTGGATTTTATATAAGACAATTATGTCAAGATTTAAAAAAAAAAATACATTTTCCATTAATGATATTTGATATTAATCGAACAAAAATACACTTAAAAACAATTTAAATAGATAATAATAACTTATGCTTTTAATATTATTTTTATTCTTTACATATACAAAATCTATTGAATTAAAATATACTTATACGTCTGAAGAATTTCTTTATTCTCATAATCATACTAATATAGATTTTTACAAAAATCTAACTAATAATACACATACGCAGTTAAATATAAATACACATATAAATGAAACTTTCTTAAAAAGTCCTGATTATTTATATGATAGTTTATATTATAATAAAACTAATGATTACACATACATAAATTCATTTAAAAATAAAAGTGAAAATTTAAGTAAAAATAATATATCTTCCTCATTGAATATTTTAAAATTAAACATAAGTAAAAAATCTAATTATTCTTCAAATAATAGTATTATAAAAAATATAAATAAAATAATTATATTTTTATCTTTGTTAGGATTTAGAATAATTAATTAAGTAAATATGGATTAATAACAAAATAAATTTGATATAAATTTATATATAATAATTTTTATTTCATAAATGAATAAATCGAATTTTTCACATCATAAAAGTATATTTGATACTAAAAAAAATTCAGTTATAGAACTTTATAATTGGATGATATTAACTAATAAAAAAAAAATATCTACTGAAAATAGTGTATTATTATCAGAAGATATATCTGATATAGAAATAATAAAAGGTATGATAAATCTTTTATTAGATTTAACGGTCAATACTAAATATATTGAAATAGAAGAAAGAATTAATATAGAAGATATAGAATTTGATACAGCATTTTGTAATAAATGTGATACTAGATATATAGTGCGTTCAGTTACTAATAAAGATAAAATAAAATACAAGTCATATGATAATGCATATAAATGGCTTACATTTGATGGTAAAATTTGTAAATGTTAAATTAGAAAAAAATTTTTTTATATGTTTAAAACACATTTATAAAATTTTAGATATCTATATTATTAATAGTAAATAAGGTTTCCTTTATTAATAAAAGTCATATTTTAGCATATATTGAACTATTTAACCTTTTTTGTAATATGATAAGCTTTATGATTTATTAATAATTCTTTTATCTCTGTTTTTAGTCTTTTTTCATATTCTTTATCACTTTTAGCATAAAATTCTTGAAATTTAGTAAATTTTTCTATTATTCTATCTGTTAATTTATTTGTATCTTTTTGTTTATCAAAATTACCATCTAATATACTATAACCTGTATGCATTAAATCATCTACTACTCCTATTGTTTCTTTTTTTAACCAAGCATCTTTTTCCTGGTCGTAAATTAGGGCTTTTGAGCTTTTATCATCTTTTATCATAACATTCCAATTTTTAGGGTAATTAGGATTAAAATATACGGCTTCTATTACTCTTTGTATAGACGTAAATGGTCTATCATAACAAAATCTTAAAAATTTATCACTTAAGTGAGATGTATCTTCTTGGCCCCATCCATTTATCTGTATGTTAACAGTATTATTGTTATTAATGATATTATTACAATTACTAATATTTTCTATATTAGTATTACCAGTTTTCATAATTAAAATTTCTATTTGTTTTTTTAACAATTTCATTTCTTCTTTATATATTTCTATCATCTCTACATTTTTTTGGTCAAATTTTTCTTTTTTTTCCTTACATTTTTTTAGATGTTTACACATATTACTATTTGTTGAATATATCTTGTTACAATAAATACATTTATGCTTGTTAATAGTAGTAGAATTATCTTTAATGTATGTTTTTATCAAATTTAATTCAATTGAATTCATTTTTGGATTCAAATTGGATTCAATTGGATTCATTTTTGGATTCAATTTGGATTTTTTCGTTATATTTTCAGTAAGTTCCTGTATTAAGGTTTCATTAGGTATATCTAAATAATTAACTTTACATGGATTTATCCTTTTTAAATGTTTAATAAAATTACCTTTATGCGTATCAATATGTCCACATCTTTTACAAATATATTTCATATTTATATAATTATTATTATATAAAATCTTTAAATATAAAAAAAAATAACATTTTTTAAAAATATATTGATAAATTTGTTATTTTGGTAAATTTTGAAGATTCCGCGGGGGGAAAATCTGAAATCTAAATTTGATCTCAAAAACAAAAAAACACTATTACTTTTTAGAGAATTTTTTATAAAATTTATGTTTCTTAGTATTTATTTTAATTATTTCTTTTCATTTATTTAAATTATTTCCTTATTTATATATATATATAATACCATAGTATAGTTAGTTAGTTAAAAAATAAATTTTCTATTAGTATT